CAATATATTTTTCAATATGCTTTAGGCGAGCAATTCTCAGTTTTTGCTTATGTTCAGAAGAAAACTTTTTGCCTTTACGTGCTTTAGACATTTTAAGTTTTGTTTCTGCTGAAGCAACACAACCTTTCCTGTTAGAATTGCCTATAAGAGCTTCATGTAATTTTATTTTTGTTTCAGGGGAAGTAGATTTTCCCTTATGGGAGTCACTATTTATTTTGCTATATTCTAATGACATTTTCTTCCCCTTATTCCAAGGTATTAAGCCCTTATGTGATTCACTTATTTTTGCACGCGTTTCATCAGAATGCTTTCTACCTTTATGCAAAGCATGATTAGCACAAAGCCAAGAACAATATTTGCTTGTCTTTCTGCGTGCTTCAAACTCATTCCCGCATTCAGGACATTCTTTGAACATTGCTTGTAACTCCTTTAACAGAATTACGTAACTTGTTTAAGCACCGTAACTTGTGTGGCTCTCGCTGTCGAGAATCCAGCAGCGATCAATCGTCGGCCATGAAATCATGGCATTCGTTTCACCCATTGTTACTTCACTTACAGGGTCAACCGTGCCGAATTTAGAAATCAAAATATGACCCTTTTTCGCAATCGTAGCTTGCGGCGGAGGATTCGTTTCCATCGCAATCGGGCCGACAAGCGTGTTGCCGAGCGGAAGTTCAGGGCAAAATAGCACGTACCTGTCAGAAGACGAAGCATCGAGCCACGGATCATACGATGTAATGCCATGAGCAGCCGTTTCAATATCAACCACAGTATCAACAACAATAATCTGCGGTAGTCCCTGAGATACAAGCATCTCATTGACCATTTTCAGCGACGGCGCGAGTTTTACCCATGCGCCGCTTACGAACAGCGCGCTACAGTAATTCTGTACCTGCGTTGATGTGCGGAAAGCAATCCACTTCGACATATTCATGACAATATATTGGATTTTTGAACCGCCGGCTTTCGCTTCTGCAACGATTGTTTCAATCACAGATATAGGTGCATTCGTTGAATACGCACCAGTTGTCCAGTACTGATTAGCAGCCGAACAAACTTCTTTGTTTGCTGACGGTAGTTGAAAATCAATAGCAGACTCGGTCACAACACCGGCATTGTTCGTTGTCGAAAGCGTGATAGTCCCGCCTGCAAGTGCCTGAATAGCCATCCATTCGAGACGGCCATTTACTCCGTCAATACAAGCGTTAACATCGCCGAATATAAGGTCAAGAAGTTGAGTCATATCACTTCCACCGGTTGCTTTCAGGATGTTATAATCATTCAGATCGCTTTCTTTCATGATTTTTTTCATCCTGATAGGCGGAATATCGCCGGTAAGTTTGGAAATAACCTTGCGAGTCTTTTCCGGCGCGCTGGAATTGTAGCTCACAACGTCGGCCGCTACCCTGTTACCCTGGCTCCCAATAATCGTCTCGAATTTAAGTGTATTCACCCGTTTAATCGGGAAGAAATCAGGATAATAGAGTTTGTCATATACCCTGTTCTTCAGATAAATCTCAAGGTTTTTCTGAGTAGCTTCTTTAAGAATTGAACGTTCCATAGAGATTCACCTCCTTATGCAAATCGTATTCTTGCGGTTAAGGGTGTCTTTACGCCTTCACTCGGTGCAGCATAAGGCAAAATAGATTCATTGACCGAACCACGAACGACTGCGCCAGCCATAACGTTTGCAAGTGTCGTACCATCGTCTTTGCGTACCCTGACAGCATCACGCAACAGACAATCGGCACTGAATTTAACAGCCGCTCCAGTTGTAAGATCGTTACCGGCTTCGACCAATACCGTACCTGTTATAGCGGTACAATTAAGCCCGCCGCCGCCAGCCGTAAATACGATAGTATCAGTCCCAACTCCGTTTGTCTTAGTTCCTATAGTGATTGCCGCAATAGTAGCAGCCGAACCACGACCGTCAACCATTACCCACTCACCGACCTTAAATTCCTGCCCAGGCGAGTTAGGCAAATCGGAACTATATACATATATAGTTACACAAGCCGCTGTGCCGAGTGTACGTTTCAGTTTGGCTGTTTTTACGATATTATACAGCCCGACCGAAGATGCACTTGCGGCAAGCGGTGTGCCCGGTGCGAGTTTTTTAGTTGTGGTCGGGATTCGAGTCGTACTAATCGTCACCCCTCCTACAACATCCTCAAGGATACTCAGAAACACCGGATTATACTGAGTATCGGTTTCTTTAGTCACGCTTAATGACATATTTTACTCCTTTACAAGTGTGGATTCTGTTTCCGATGATATTTTCCCGGGAAAGTCAGGACTTTTTAGCGACCCTTTCGCATCAAGACTTTTTGCATATGCCGCAATCTGCGATTCTTCAAGTGTCGCTCCTGCACTTCCCTTTTTGACCGATGACAGTTCGCCGGCTTCTAGTTTCTTGTCGATAATTCCCTGCTGATGCGTATCCAGTTTTGCCTTAAAATCGGATACAGCTTCTGCAATTTTCGTTTGATCTTCGACTTTTACATAAGCGGCAAATTCTTCACTAAGCCCTGCTTTGGCAAGTTCCTCACGAATAAGATTTTTCATCTCAGTTTGCGTCAATTTGGTTGTCAGTCCGTTAAGTTTCTCATCAAGACTCTTGATGGTATCTCTTAACGATTGCAGTTCTTTTTGTTCTTCTGTCATCTGTTTGTCTGAGTCTTGCGCTTGCTTTTCTTTATCGTTTGTTTGCCCTTCTGTTTTTTTGTCCGATTTTTTAGCAAGCTCATCCTCAATTTCCTTTCTGAGTTTGTCGGTATGCGTTTGGATTGCTTCAGTTACCCGGCGATCCGTTTCTGATTGCACGTATCGCTTGAACTCGTCATCCAGACCCGCTTGTTTAACAGCCTCAACTAATTCAAGTTCTTTCTGAAGTTTCTGAATAGACCCTTCGATATCATCCGCATTTTTAACTTTAATACGGCTGACCAGGTCTTCACTCAACCCTGCATTACGCAGTGCTTGTTTGATTTCCTGTTCGAATAACATTTTATTTTTCTCCTTTTATTTGAGTTTTGTAAATTGTAATTTTATTTGCTCACTCCGTTTATGGTATGTGTTTAATCGTATAAGCGGTGGTATAGGTGTAAAGAGTATCACACCCAGAAAACATAAATATTGTATTTTTATTTTTTGGGAACCCTGTAGTATCAGATAAAGCACTGATAGTTTTAATATTCAGTCCATTATCTACAAATGCGAATCCGGTCGAATCCCTGTAAGCAGTTGTTGCACCTGAAATATCATTATTTTTACATTCGACAGACACAGCAGTTGTACCGGTATTAACCAATATCCCATAGAGCATATCAGTGGTGTTATACCTGCTAAATACGTTATTGTATACTCTTACTCTCCCTGCTCCGCCAGGGTGGCGCACATATACACCAAACGGCCAGTCCCTGCTGTCAGATTCTACTTTGATAACATTATTATTGACAATGGCATCACCCGCACAGTTATGATTTCCGGTATAATAAAACGGTGAAGTAGTCCATCCTGTATTACCGGTAACAACCGAGCCATATGACAGGTCAATAGATATACCGACCGCCGGCCCGAATAGTGTAGAACCAAAAACATTATTACTGACAACAGCATTAGCGGTTCGTGTCAAGTTCACCGAGTAATCATTGTTACTGCCAGTTCTTGTAAATACGTTGTCTGATATTACCAGACTTTCGAGGTTTTTATCCCCTTCCTCTCGCCCTATATTGCTAATATAACCAAGTATATTATTACCTGTAATCTGTACGCCGCTTGGCGCATGAGTTGCTGACATCAAAAACTCAATCGACCCCTCGATGTTATTATTGGAAATCTGATGCCAGCCAGAATTAGTTGAGTCGGCTTCAATAAGTATTTGAGTTGCACCACCGAGCGTATCATTGTCCTCTATGCCGCAGTTAGATATAAGAGCGGTGACACAATCGTTTAAGTAAAACCCCGCTATATCATTATATTCTATCATACTGTTCGATATGAGTGTTTCATGGGTGTTATAGAGGTATATTCCGTAATATCCGTTTCGCTGTAACTGACAGTTTGATATAAGGTTGTTTTCAACATCTTCGTTACCTGTTAAATGCCCTGCGAAATGTATGCCGGATTTCCCGTTATTTTGAGCGTGTACATTATGCACCTCACGATAATTTACACCAGCAAGATATATTCCGTCTCCGCTTGCAGAATTACCCTCAATAAGCAAGTCCCTAATAATGACACGACAATAAATTCCTGAGTCATCATTAACATATTTAATAGCATCGGAACTATCTGTCTGTGCATTATAGAGTACAGTGGATGTACCTTGTCCTTGCAGACACACATCGCTTTTGTCAGTTATAGTAATTGTCCCGTTGAGTATAAATGACCCGTCAGACAACAATACTTTACCGCCTTGATTTTTAGCATAACCCCAATACGGCTCCGGCAAACTATAATCAGCACGCCCGACATTGACAGTACCGTTCGTGGTGTCCGGCAACGCAGTAATAGCGGCATTAATTTGTACCTCGTCAGCAGTGCCATCACAAAAATAGTCCCCGTTTTTACGAAACCATTCAGACGCATCAGCAGCAACAACAATAAGCGAACCAGATCGCCCTGTGCCTGTTACTACACCGCCAATTTGGTTCTCAGCTTGGGCAGAGGATGCAAACAATATTAGTAATATGCCAATTAGTATTTTTTTCATAGTTACTCCAATGTGCCTGTGCCGGTGCCGACTGAGCGATAGACAGCCACTATATCAGGTGAGCATGTTGCATCGGCAGCAGCCCCATATATAGTTAATGTTACTATTGTACCTGTTTTAATCAATGCCGCCCCTGTCCATGAGATTTGAGCCTCGGCTGTAAGATTTGCTTTCACTCCGCTAGCCTGCGAGATAAAAGTTGTCGCCGTAGTATCATCTGTCTGAATAGATATTCCGGTAAACCCTCCTGAATCGTCCGAGCAATCCACATTAGCATTCCTAAGTGTCAGGCTTTCAAGGATTACATCAGCAGTCGTGCCAGTAAACAAAGTATATGATGCCGCCGCTTGATTAAGGTCTTCTGTAGTTGTCGCAACTTTCGTTTGCCCATAAAGATATGTTACGAGGTCATCTATGATAGCATTTGTCACTTCAAGTAATATCGAATCAGCTTGGACGCTTGCCTGTAATCCTTGAATGTTTGTCTTGTTTAATTCCACCTTGGTATGTACATCAGTGATGGAATCCGCAAGAGCATCAGCTTGGTCACTTAATGCCTTCAAGTCATCTGAATCCGAACCACGTATATTCGACTCTGTAGTAGAAAGAGATTGATCAACATTTGATTTTATATCCTCGACATTTGTAGAATCTTTTTGCACTGACACTTGCAAACCAAGTATATTGGTTCTGTTCGTCTCTACCTTAGTATGTGTAGCCGTCAATGAGTCTGTGATTGCTTCCTGCAATGTCGAATCTGCTTGCACAGATACTTGCAGACCATGTACATCGGTTATAATGCCCTGTACTTCTTGATGCACAACTCGAAGTGTATCTTCCGCAGGTACGGTTAACTCAATGGATGTGCCGGATAATCTATATGTTTCTGCATCTGTATAATGATTTATACCTACTACGATAATAAGTATGATAGTTAAAAGAGCAATAAATCTTTTCATCAGTTGCCTCCGTATAAAATTGCGTTATGTGTGATGGTTGCAGCTGTCCCGCCTGCCTCTGATATCCATCTGAACCTTGTTGAATCTGCGAGTACAATTCCGTCAAATTCAAGTGCCTCATTTCCATTTGACGTGAATACAAGAGAATCTGCCCATACATCTGTCCAAGCACCTGTACCAGATTTAACCTGCAATGATACAGCGACACTTGTGTTTATACTCGCAATTGTAAAATACCACATTATATTTGTATATCTACCGCCGACATATACTGCCGCTGAATTGCCGGGTGCAGTCATTGCCGTTCTGTCAGTTTGTAATATTCGAACAGCTTGCGGATAAACGCTTGCGCTGAACATTAACAAGGTGAAAGTAAAAAGCATGACAATTATTACAATCTTTTTCATTTTTATTACCTCCATACAAACAAAAAAGCCGAACGCATTAATTGCGTCCGGCTCGGTAAACCGTCACCAGATTTATATTATTTTTTTACTATATATATTTTATTTTACTGTCTCATATCTCCCGATATGTCGTATTTTTCCATCCTCGAAATAGATTGTTATTTTCCCATAATACCGTCCTTGCGACTCAGATATGACAGGTTTTTCTGCTATCATGGTTTTAATATTACTTATAAATTCTGATATGTCAAGAAAATTCTCAGATTTTTTCATATTATTTTCCTGCACCATATATCCCCCCACATGATAGGATTATCTATTGCTTGGATATATTTAATAAGAGTGCCTGAATTTTGCCACCGGTCCAATTGATATTTATATCCGTCCAAAAGCGTAAAATTATATTCGTAATGAGCAAGTGTCTCAAGTCTGGTTATACAATCCCTGAAACTCTCAATATTTCCTCTGACAAATTCAAAACATAATGCCGGTACAGCATAATTCAAGTCCTGTAAGATTTTTGGTTCATATCCCTCTGCATCAATTTTAATGAATGCAGGTTTTCCAGAAATGAGGTCGAATAATTCTGTTAGAGTCATCACCTGCACATTATAACTTTTATCCCAAGAATATTTCGGAGCTATAAAACGTGAACACGAAAAAATATATTCATGCGATAGCGAACTCAGACTGTGTGATTGGCATAAATGGATAGGTCGTATAGTTTTTTGATCTCCGAGAGCACAAGGTATTAATATATAGTTTTTATTCTGGTATTTTTTCGCCAATCCTCCACATAATTCAGGGTTTGGCTCAATTCCTACTACTTTCGCCCCCAGTGATAAGAATATATCGCTATAATGTCCTAAATCAACTCCAACATCAATGACCAGATCGTCAGGCATGATAAACTCAGAAAATAGCTTTATAAGTCCAGCATCTATTGCTTTTTTCTTAGCGGTATGCTCATAAAGTTTATCATATATACGGCGTGACGGTTTACCGATACCCGCTTTCAAGCATAATGATTCTATCGTCCAGAGTATATTCATGGTTTTATGCTTTCCCCATCCGTTGACTTATCGCCGAATAATATTTCCCAAGTTTTTTATCTGATATAAATACGATCTCGTTATACTGATATACAACATCAATACCGTACATATCGATTTTCGACGGAGTGAATCCTATTACACCGAATTTAATAAGGATTTCTGATAATTGGTATACTTCATCAACTATCTGCAACTTTTCAAAGTGGTTTTTTTTCATAAATGCCTGAAACCGACCGTCAGGGATGTTAAGATATATAACCGTATTTTCATTGCTGTGGTTTTTGATAACATCCATCAAATCATATATTTTTTCTCGTTGAATATGCTCGAATACGTCGGCAAGGACGATAACATCATACGCCGTTGCGGGCATCATATCGGTAATATCCTGATTAACATACTCGATATTCTTATGACTCATATTTGCTTTGGCATATTCAATCACTTTTGGCGACAGATCGACTGCTGTTACATGTGCCCCTAGCTGAGCCATAAATTTCGATATTACACCGATTCCACAACCTAATTCAAGCACTTTGCTATCTCTCTTAACAATTCCGCTTAACGAAGTTTTTATTCTGTTATGCCTTGGATTCTGATACTCGATGTCATACTTAAAATACGGTAGTTTGTTATCGTAATATTCGGTTATTTCGGCTGTTGTTTTCATTGTTTCTCTCTTTCAAAGGGATATTTTACAGATAATGCGATAGGCGGTTGTGTCATCCCAGATAATACCCATATCCATATTTTACCAGTTATAAGGAATTTTATTCGCTCAAATAACGAGGCTTTCCAGAGACTTATACATACTCTACCGTCTTTGTATACCGGCAATGATTTACATTCTTCATCTGTCATATTGTCTGGTTTCTGTAATACATCTGTAGCCTCGTTAAACGGTATCGGTTTCATTTCCCCATCCTTTCAAACAGTTTATCCCGTGCCCCCTGTTTCGATGTAAATTCCCGCCAGAATTGCCGCCGTTCATGCCGTTTATATCCGGCATCGTGCATCCAGTCATCAAGTCGTTCCAGTACATATACACCACGTCTGATTTTTCGCCGATAATACCGAGTGCGGAAATAATCAGCTATTTTCAGGCGAGTTAGTTTCCAGTGAAACCATGCTTTAATGACAGGCATACGGAGTTTCATTATTCTACCATCCCGATCTTAACGGCGTGATATTCCATAATATGCCTTACCATCATTTCCATCAGCAATCAACTGAGTTTTACCAGAATCCGAGACAAGAGGTGTAAATTTTATCTGCCCATCATCCACGATAGTTGTTATGATATACAATGAAAACCCATCCCCCAACTGCTGCACCACATCATCCGGAACTTCAAGCTCAAGCACCGACCCGATCTGTTGTTTCCCATCCGCAGCAACAATCTTTGCGCTACTCGCCCATCTGAGTTTTTTATTCAGTAACATCTTTATGCCCCCACTTTTTCAACAAGCTCTTTGAACTGGTTCATCTGATTTTCAAGCGTCCAGCCTTCTTCAATAATATATTCACGCCGTATTTGTGTGCGAGGATGATTAGCTGTTACACATTCAACAGCTTCCTCTACCGTATTAAATAGCCATGATACCGGATACAATTCCCGGGCCCCCATGAAATTATGCACTACCGGTTGTAATCCTCGTGCCGCTCCCTCCATGATGTTATACGGATGCCCCTCGTGTATCGATGTTGATAGAATAATTCCTTTATTTTCCCAGAATGTATCCATGTCCTGCACAAAACCGTAATATATAATGTTATCCTCGATACCCATCTCTTTTGCCATATGCTCCATATAGATTTTATACCGCTCGTCCTGCCATGCGCCGGCAACGTGTAGTTTAAATCCTGTATTGAATTTCATAAGCTCCGACATAATTTGCAATGCCAGAACCGGCTCTTTTTTGTAATTAATATTGCAGACATAGGCAATATCGTACATATTTAACACTTTATTCGGTTTTATACGATCAATATCTAGTCCGTTCGGCACTATTTTAGTACAGACAAGATCTTCAATGTCTGGTATTTTCCGCTTCACAATCTCTTTGATATGCGGAGCCACGAATACCAGATAATCGATAGACTCCCATTTAACCATCGTAGGCAAG